GGTGTTTTAATTAAAAACAGCGACACATACGATTCAGTAGTATTAAGTGGAGACACGGCAGGCGAAGGCTTCGAGTTTATTGCTAAGTACCCAGGCGAATTAGGCAATAGTCTTAAGGTTGTTGTTTGTTCAAGTGCTGCTGCATTTGCTCATTCCTCATTTACTGACTATGCAGGTCAATTTGACTTTGCTCCTGGTGTTTCAAGATATGCTTCAGATCGTGGCTTAGTACTTAACACAGCTGGTGACAATGGCGACGAAATGCACATTGTTGTTATCGATGAAGACGGCATTTGGACTGGTTCTGCTGGTACAATTCTTGAAGTATTTCAAGGCGCGTCACAAGCTTCAGATGCTAAGAAAGACGATGGTGCATCAAATTATTACGTTGATGTCGTTAATCGTGAATCTTCATATGTTTGGTTTGGTCGTCATGACGATGAGTTAACAGAAGCTGGTGATACAATAGCTGCTGTTGGTGTATTTGGTTACACAACTTTAAGTACTGCTACTACATATAGCTTAGGCGGTGGTTCTGATGGCACATTAGCTACTCCTACTGTCGGTGAACTTCAATTGGCATATGACTTGTTTGCTGATGCTGAAACTGTTGATGTTAATTTGCTAATTGGCCCAGACGTTGCTGAAGCTGATGATGTTGCTATTGCAAATGCTTTGATTACAATTGCAGAAGGTCGTAAAGATCTAGTCGTATTTTTATCGCCTGCTACTGCAGAGACGGTTAATAATACAGCTGCTGTAACAGACGTTAAAGCATGGGCTGATGGTGTTACTTCTAGTTCATATGCAGTTTTAGATTCAACTGCGCTTTATGTCTATGACAAGTATAACGATAAGTATCGTTGGATTGTTGCTTCAGGCGCAGTTGCTGGTCTTTGTGCTTACACAGATTCTGCAGCAGATCCTTGGTTTTCGCCAGCTGGTTTCACTCGTGGTCAAATCCGTGGCGTTACTAAGATTGCTTATAACCCTAAGAAAGCTGATCGCGATACGTTATATAAAGCACGTGTCAATCCTATTGTTGCATTCCCAGGTGAAGGCATTGTCCTTTATGGTGATAAGACTGCATTAACTAAACCTTCTGCTTTTGATCGTATTAACGTACGTCGTTTATTTATTACTCTTGAAAAATCAGTTGCTACGGCTGCTAAATTCCAATTGTTCGAATTCAATGACGAATTTAGTCGTGCTCAATTCCGTAACTTGGTTGAGCCATTCCTCCGTGATGTTCAAGGACGTCGTGGTATCACTGATTTTGCAGTTATTTGCGATGACACTAACAACACTGGTGAAGTTATTGACACCAATCGTTTTGTTGCTGACATTTATATTAAACCTGCAAAGTCTATTAACTTCATTACATTGAACTTTATTGCCACTCGTACTGGTGTTGAGTTCTCTGAAATTACCGGACAATAAGGAGAGTAAAAATGGCTATTCTCGGCGTAGATGACTTCAAGTCAAAACTAGTCGGCGGTGGTGCTCGTGCTAACCTGTTCAAAGCTACTGTTAATTTTCCAGGCTATGCTGCTGGAAATGTTGAGCTCACATCTTTTATGTGTAAAAATGCTCAGATTCCTGCTTCTATCATTGCTCCTATCACGATTCCTTTTCGTGGTCGTCAGGTGCAAGTAGCAGGTGACCGTATTTTTGAACCAGCAGTGATCACTATCATTAACGATACAAACTTCGAAATTCGTAATTCATTTGAAAGATGGATGAATGGTATTAATCAAAACAAAACAAATACTGGTTTGACTAATCCTACGGACTACCAAGCAGATGTTATCATTGAACAATTAGATAAATCAGGCGTTATTGTTAAGTCTTACTACTTACGTGGTTGCTTTCCAACAAACTTGAGCCCTATCGAATTATCATATGATAGCGAAAACACTATTGAAGAGTTCACAGTTGAATTCCAATTGCAGTACTGGGAAGCTAGTACTACTTCGTAATAGTAATAAATAATGGAGAGACGAGAGGGCTTTTGCCCTCTCCATTTCCTTAGGAGTTTATAAGCAATGGCCGAAACAAATAATGCCTTTAGTATTTTTGGGTTTGAAATAAAGCGAAAGAACGATGAAAAAGAAGACAGTAAACGTGCTTCTTTTGTAGCGCCGTCGTCTGATGATGGTGAAGGTTACATTGTTAACGCTGGTGGGTACTTTGGTTCATATGTTGATATGGAAGGTACTTCTGCACGTACAGAACGAGACTTAATTTTAAAGTATCGAGATATTGCGCAACAACCTGAGTGTGATGCTGCTATTGAAGATATTGTTAATGAATCTATCATATCAGATGAAGATTCGTCCCCAGTTTCTATTATCCTTGATGACTTAAAACAGCCAGATAAAATCAAGGATATGATCAAAGAAGAGTTTGAATATATTATTGAACTCTTAAATTTCAATTGGTATGGTCATGACATATATAAACGTTTTTATATTGATGGCCGTCTATTTTTCCATAAGATTATTGATGAAAAGAATCCTAAACGTGGGCTTCTTGAATTAAGATCTATTGATGCAACTAAGATTAGAAAAGTGCGCGAAATTAAAGAACAGCGCGATCCTAAGACTGGTGCAAAACTAATTACCAATGTTAATGAATATTACATCTATCAATCAGACATTTTAGCAAAGACTAATCAAGGGCTAAAGATTGCTAAAGATTCTATTAGCTATGTTACATCTGGTGTATTAGATCCATCACGCAAAAGAGTGTTATCATATTTGCATAAGGCTTTAAAGCCGGTTAATCAATTAAGAATGATGGAAGACTCATTGGTCATCTATCGTTTGGCTCGTGCTCCTGAACGTAGAATATTTTACATTGACGTTGGTAACTTACCTAAAGGTAAAGCTGAAGAATACTTGCGTAATGTTATGGCTAAGTACCGTAACAAAATGGTGTATGACGCTAACACTGGCGAAATGAAAGATGATCGTAAGCATATGTCAATGCTTGAAGATTTTTGGTTACCTCGTCGTGAAGGTGGTCGTGGTACTGAGATTACTACATTGCCTGGTGGTGAAAATCTTGGTCAGATTGATGACATTGTTTATTTCCAAAAGAAGTTGTATAAGTCACTTAATGTTCCAGTTAGTCGCCTTGAGCAAGAAGCACAGTTCTCTATGGGTAGGTCTTCTGAGATTACACGAGACGAGTTAAAGTTCAATAAATTTATTTTACGTTTGCGTAAAAAGTTTTCAACTCTATTCATTGATTTACTTAGAACTCAATTGATCTTAAAAGGTATTGTTACTGAAGACGAATGGAATGAAATAAAACAAGATATTAATATTGACTATCTTGAAGATAATCATTTTAGCGAGTTAAAAAACGCTGAACTTATGAGAGATAGAGTTGCTACATTAAGGGAAATGAATGACTTTGTTGGAATGTATTATTCACGTGAGTGGATTCGTAAAAATATTTTACATCAAGATGATGATCAAATTAAAGAAATTGACAAACAAATGAAAGAAGAAAAATCTTCTGGAATGTATGATCCGCCAGAAGAAGCGCAATAAATATACTTACTGAGTTGAAAAAACATTTTTTATAAATATATTAAAGGAGTTTATAATGTCTGATGTAAATGACCTGATTAATGCGCTTTCACAAGGCGACATGGCTAAAGCAAATGATACATTTAGTGCTATTATGAGTGATAAGATTAATTCATCTCTTGATGATTCTAGAATTCAAATGGCCCAAGATATCATGGGTGTACCAGAGGAAGTAGAAGAAGTGGAAGCGGAAGTAGAAATCGATGATGAACTTTAAAGAATTCAGAAAAGACTTAGCTGAAGCAGCAGAATCTACTGATGCTAAATCTTTTAAAGTAGGAAAGTATAAAGCTGTCATCAAAAAAGAAGGCAATAAGTTTGTTGCTTTTCTTGATGGCGAAAAGTTTGATACATTTAAAACAGATAGCGAGGCTAAAAAAGGCCTTAAAGATTTTGTACAATTATTAGGTAAAGAATGATGACAAGAAGATATAGGCCTATTAGTGTAGAAGTTGCTGCTCCAATAACATTGGGCAATGCAATCACTGTATCTGATGCTAATGTTGTAAGAGCAACTAATAGTGCAGCTTCAACAGCATATCTTGTAACTCTTGTAGATGAAAATGATGTTACTATTGGTACAATGACAGTGTTAGGTTCAGAGACAGTATTGATTGACAAGCAAAAAACTTGGAAATTATTTGCAGGTAATGCTGCTATTAAACTAGTATCAGTGAGTTATCCAGCATGAAATTAATCACAGAAAATATTGAAGATGTTCAATACATCTTAGAAGAAGATACAAAAACCGGTCAGAAGAAAAGTCTGATTGAAGGTATCTTTATGCAAGCAGATCAAAAGAATCGTAATGGTCGGATTTATCCCAGATCAGTTCTTGAGTCTGCAGTTAAAAGATACACAACAGAACAAGTAGCCAAAAATCGTGCCGTGGGTGAGTTAAATCACCCTGAAGGTCCAACGATTAATTTGGATAAAGTATCGCATCGCATTACTGAACTCCGTTGGGACGGAAGTAATGTCATGGGTAAAGCGCTAATATTAGATACACCAATGGGTAGGATCGCACGCGGTCTTCTAGAAGGTGGAGTTCAATTAGGCGTTTCTAGTCGTGGTATGGGTAGTCTTGAGCAACGTAACGGCGTATCATACGTCAAGCCAGATTTTATGCTGGCAACGGTTGATATTGTTCAAGATCCATCAGCACCTGAAGCTTTCGTTAATGGTATAATGGAAGGTGTAGAATGGATTTTGGAAAATGGAGACTGGGTTTGTAAAAACGGTATTGCTACTCCTCAAGATTTTGAAACATTTGAGACTGAAGTTATGAAAGCACCATCTAAAAACCTCAATGAGGCACAGATCAAAGCTTTTAAAAATTTCCTCTTTAAACTTTAATTAATTAGGAGTAATAAAACATGGATAGTAACAATCATGAAAGCCTAGAATCTGAAATGGAAGAAGGTCACAATCCTTTGACCGCTGTAGCAGATTCAATCGCATCAGTGAAAGCCGCTAGCGAAATCGGTAAAAAGCAACCATTGCGTAAAGGCGATAAGCAAAACTCGCAAAGTATGGAAAAAGCCGCCGGTGCTACTATGGCAAAAGAAGATGTTGAAGGCACGTTTGAAGAAGATTTAGCAGCATTAGTCGAGTCTGAAGCAACTTTGTCTGAAGGCTTTAGAGCAAAAGCTGAAGTAATCTTTGAAGCAGCACTTTCATCAAAGTTATCTGAGCACGTTGAGCGTCTTGAAGAGCAGTATGAGACACAACTAAGCGAAGAAGTAACACGTATTCAAGAAGAATTGGTCGAAAAGGTCGATGGCTACTTGGGTTATGTTGTTGAATCTTGGATGGACGAGAATAAATTGGCAATCGAGAATGGTCTTCGTACCGAAATCGCTGAGTCGTTTATGTCTGCTTTACATGGTGTCTTCACTGAACACTATATTCAAGTACCTGAAGAGAAAGCTGATTTGGTTGATGGTTTGGCCGATAAGATTGGTGAACTCGAAGAGCAATTGAATAGAACTGTTCAAGATAACATTGATTTGGTTGAGTCTGTTAAGACATATGCCCGTCAATCCGTTATTAGCGAATTAGCTAAAGACCTTTCTGAAGCCCAAGCCGAAAAGCTTAAAGCTTTAGTCGAAGATATTTCTTTTGAATCTGAAGATACTTTTGCACAAAAAGTTGAAACAATCAAAGAATCTTACTTCAAAAAAGCATCAGTACAAACCCAAGCAGAGGAAGAGTTGCTCGATGAGAACACTAAAGAAGTTCAAGTGTCTCCAATGATGCAGCAATACCTCAATGCACTCAAGAAATAACTCATAGGAGAGTAAACAAATGTTTAATGCAGAAACACTAGTAGAAAAATGGTCACCGGTTCTGAATGCTGATTCAGCTACAGCAATTGGCGACAAATACAAAAAGGCAGTTACTGCTGCCGTTTTAGAAAACACAGAGCGTGCCTTAGCTGAAGAGCGTGGCCAACAGCAATACATGGTTGAAACAGCTCCTACCAACTCAACATCAGGTGGTACTGGTGCTATTAACAATTGGGATCCTATCCTGATTTCGTTAGTTCGCCGTGCTATGCCTAACCTTATCGCTTATGATATCGCTGGCGTTCAACCTATGTCGGGTCCTACTGGCTTGATCTTCGCAATGAAGTCGCGCTATCACGACAATGCAAGCCGCACTGCATCAACAGAAGCTTTGTTTGACGAAGCCGATACTGATTACAGCTCAAGCTCATTCTCAGGTACAACTGCTACGAATAAGAATGGTACACACGGTGGGGATTCTTCTTCATTGCCTGGTACTGATGTTGTTCCTACTGGCGGTGACGGTGTTGCTGATGCCTTTGGTTTTGGCGGTGGTATGACTACAGCTCAGGGCGAAGCTCTTGGCGATGGTACAACTAACGAATTCGCTGAAATGTCATTCACCATTGAGAAAGCTACTGTAACGGCTAAAACCCGTGCTTTGAAAGCTGAATACACAATGGAATTGGCTCAAGACCTCCGCGCTGTTCATGGTTTGGATGCTGAGTCAGAATTGGCTAACATTCTTTCTGCTGAAATCTTGGCTGAAATTAACCGCGAACTTATTCGTACAATTAACTCACGTGCTAAGCTCGGTTGCCAACAGACAGATTTGGCTACAGCCGGTGACTTTGACTTGGACGTTGATGCTGACGGCCGTTGGTCAGTTGAGAAGTACAAGGGTATGTTAGTTCAATTACAACGTGAAGCTAATGTTATTGCTCGTGAAACACGCCGTGGTAAAGGTAACTTCATCATCTGTTCGTCAGATGTTGCTGCTGCTCTTTCAGCCTCAGGTATGTTGGATTATACACCTGCTTTAGCTGCTAATGCTAACTTGACAGTTGATGACACTGGTAACACATTTGCTGGCGTATTACAAGGCGGTATGAAAGTATACCTTGACCCATATGCATCAGTTAACTACATCACTGTTGGCTATCGTGGCGCAAGCCCTTACGATGCTGGTATGTTCTATTGCCCATACGTTCCTCTCACAATGGTTCGTGCAGTTGGTGAAAATACATTCCAACCAAAAATTGGCTTTAAGACACGTTACGGCATGGTTGCGAATCCTTTCGTTCAATCTACTGCTCAAAGCGATATCGGTGCTGTTCGTAGCAACCAATACTATCGTATCTTTAAAGTTTCAAACATCCTCGGTGAAGGTTAATAGTTTAACCTAATCAGTGCAGATGAAAGGAGGGACTTCGGTCCCTCTTTTTTTCGTTTATAAATAGTACTATAAACTACTACACACCTTTGTGGATTATTATGATATACGATAAAACCGTTAACTTTAGTGCATCTAGTGCACTTAATGCAAATCCTTCTTTTGCAATGCCATTTAGCTTTAGGCTAGTGATTGATGGGCAAAAATATAAAAATGCTTTATTCTCAGTTCAAAGAGTAGAGATACCTGATATCTCTGCTGAAGGTGCACCATTAAATCTACCTCAGCGTAACATAGCTTTTGCAGCTGATAAGATAACCTATGCAGATCTTAGCTTATCTTTCCTTGTAGATGAAGACTTTACAAACTATATTGAGATACATGATTGGATGTATGGTGCAGTTACTCAACCTGATTCTCCAAGCATTGATAAATATAAAGACATATCGTTATTAGTAATGAGTTCACACAATAACGTGTCTAGAGAATTTAAGTTTGTTGAAGCCTTTCCTATTAACCTATCTTCAGTTCAATTTGATGCAACACTGACTGAAGCTGATTATCTTGCTGCAAATGTAACATTTAAGTATTCCTATTTCAAAATTCTGTAAACTGTGTTATAATATAGCAGGTACTATAAAATGAGGCGTTATTATGTTGAAGCTAGAAGATGTTATTGAAATGTGGAAAAAAGATTCAGTCATTGATGATATGAGTCTTGATTCAGCGTCGTTAGACTCCCCTAAGTTACATTCTAAATACCTTGAGCTATTGTCAATTATGAAATTGCAACTCAAGAAAAAAGAACTTAACTTTAAAGTATTACTTAAAGATAAGTGGTTATGGTACAATGGCAAAATGTCTAAAGACGAGATTGATGCCAAAGGCTGGTCATATGATCCAATGAATGGATTAAAAGTACTTAAAGGTGACATGGGTTACTTTTATGATTCTGATAAAGAGATTCAAGCAGCTCAAGGGCAAATTGAGTATTTTAAATCAGTTATAGATACTTTATCTGAAATACTAGAAAACATTAAATGGCGACATACTCATATCTCCAATGCCATTAAATGGAGACAATTCACCTCTGGAATGTAATGGACATCATAAAAGTTCGTAAGAAAAATCATGCATTTCTACATATAGAAGCATCTCCTTCAGTAATGAATGAGCTTACGGACTTCTTTACTTTTTATGTTCCTGGCTATAAATTTATGCCTGCTTACAAAAATAAGTTTTGGGACGGTAAAGTAAGATTATATGATTCAAGGACTAAAGAATTATATAGTGGATTATACAAATACTTAAATGAATTTGCTGCGGCTGAAGGCCGTGGCTATAAAATAGAGCTAGAACACGACTCTTATTATGGTTATCCATCAATGAGTCATGAAGTGGACTTAGGGTTTATTAATGAACTAACTCTAACGTCTAATGGCAAATTTGTTAAGCCAAGAGATTATCAATTAGAAGCAGTTGAACATGCACTTGTTAATAGACAAGCAATGTTAATATCGCCTACAGCTTCTGGCAAGTCAATGATCATTTATCTTTTGTTACGATATTACCTTATGAACCATAAGCGTAAGATATTGATCATTGTGCCAACAACGTCACTAGTGCAACAAATGTATTCAGACTTTAAAGATTATGCTAGCCATGATGATGGGTTTGATGCTGATGAGTCATGTCATATGATTTATGCTGGCAAAGAAAAGATAGACATCAAGAAGCGTGTTATTGTATCAACATGGCAATCAATCTATAAGTTACCAAAGTCTTGGTTTGAGCAGTTTGGTGCAGTCTTTGGTGATGAAGCTCATAACTTTAAAGCTAAATCGCTTACAACAATATTAACAAATTTAAAAGATGCTGAGTTTAGGTTTGGTACTACTGGTACGTTAGATGGTACACAAACACATAAGTTAGTATTAGAAGGATTGTTTGGCCCTTGCTATTATGTTACAACTACTAAAGCATTGATGGATTCTGGTTCATTAGCTCAATTGTCTATTAACATATTGTTATTGAAGTATTCTGAAGCAGCGTGTCAGTTAATCAAAAAAGCAAAGTATCAAGATGAGATTGATTTTATTGTTAGATACGAGCAAAGAAATAAGTTTATTAGTAATCTAGCGCTTGATCAAGATGGTAATACGCTTGTACTATTTCAGTATGTAGAAAAACATGGTAAGGTATTACACTCACTGATTGCTGATAAGGCTCATGAAAGAAGAAAAGTATTCTTTGTATCTGGTGCTACTGATGTAGATGATCGAGAGTTAGTACGTTCAATCGTAGAAAATGAAAAGAATGCTATTATTGTAGCGTCTATGGGTACATTTTCTACAGGTATAAATATTAGGAACATACATAATATTATCTTTGCTTCTCCATCAAAGTCTCAGATTCGTGTATTACAATCTATTGGTCGAGGTCTACGTAAGTCTGATGATGGTCGTGATACGGTGTTATATGATATAGCTGATGACTTGCACTATAAAGGTCATAAGAATTATACACTTCAACATTCAGCAGAAAGAATAAAGATATATACTAAAGAGAAGTTTAATTATAAAATATATGAGGTGCCATTGTGAAAGAACTATCAGATATAGATATTAGACACTTTAAATTATCATCAGGTGATGAGGTTATATCTTTAGTAAGTAAAGATGATACAGATGTAGTTGTAATACAGCAGCCAATGAAGATGCATAGTAATCTTGGTCAGAACTCTCAATCATATTACTTTACTGATTGGCAACCAATGGCTAAGTTAAATACTTGTGCTATATCTAAGTTACATATTATTAGCTTTGTTGAATGTGCTGATGATGTAAAAGAGAAGTATATTAAGATGTGTTTAGATGATGAGTCTAGTGCTAATAGTGGTACGTATCTTGATATTGAATCTGATTCAGATGAGCTTGATATGGAACTAGATGAGTACCTAGACCCACTACCAGATGGTAATCCAACCATCCATTGATCTGGTATATCCCCCTGCCCATACCATAGTATTATTATATACCAAAAGCAATGCTTTGTACAGGTATATTTGAATTATTTTTATTGTGTACATTTACAACATATTGTGATATAATAGTATATACATTATAAGGTGATTAAGCATGGATGCAAAAAAGAAACCACACTACGTTAGTAACAAAGAGTTCTCATTGGCTGTCGTTGAGTATGTTAAGCGAGTCAATGCTGCAAAGGTTGACGATGAGACTATCCCTATTGTAACTGATTACATTGCTCAGTGTTTTCTAAAGATAGCTGAAGGGCTATCACACAAATCAAACTTTATTCGTTACACCTATCGAGAAGAGATGGTAATGGATGCTGTTGAGAATTGTTTGAAAGCTATCACTAACTATAACATTAATGCTGCTACTAGGACTGGTTCTCCTAATGCATTCTCTTACTTCACTCAAATATGTTACTTTGCATTCCTTCGTAGACTTGCAAAAGAAAAGAAGCAACAAGACATTAAGTTCCGCTTTATTGAAATGGCAGCTATTGAAGACTTTATTCAGTTTGATGATATAGATGGCTATGATCATAACATTAATCAACCATTTGTTGAACAATTGCGTGAAAGGATTGATAGAGTAAAATCAACTGATACACAAATTAAAGCTTTTTCAAAGGAAATAAAAAAGAAAGGTATTGAATTGTTTATGGGTGAATATTAATGAAAATAGCAGTCATTTCTGATACGCATTGTGGTATTCGTAATTCTTCTGATATTTTTATAGCTTATCAAGAAAGATTTTATAATGAAGTCTTTTTTCCATACTTGTTAGAAAATGGCATTACAAACATTATGCACTTAGGTGATTATTATGATCATCGTAAGTACATTAATTTTAAAGCTTTGAATTCTAATCGTCATGTATTTTTAGATAAGCTTAAGCAATATGGTATTACTATGGACATTATTCCAGGCAATCATGATGTATTTTTTAAGAACACAAATGAGCTCTGTTCTTTAAAAGAGCTAATGGGTTACTATACAAATAACGTTAACATCATCATGTCTCCACGAGTGATGGACTATGATGGCTTACGTGTAGCAATGTTACCTTGGATGAATGTTGATAACTACCATGATTCAATGAAGTTTATTGAGAAGTGTGATGCTGATTGGCTAGGTGCTCATCTAGAATTAAGTGGGTTTGAACTCATGAAAGGTGTTATGAATACTCATGGCATGGAGATTGAAGCATTTAAACGCTTTGAGACAGTATTGACTGGTCACTTTCATACTAAATCAACTAGAGAAAACATAAACTATCTTGGTTCACAAATGGAGTTTACATGGGCTGATGCTGGTGATAACAAGTACTTTCATATCATTGATACTAAGACTCGTGAGTTAACACCAATTCGTAATCCACTTACAATGTTTGAAAAAGTCCTGTACGATGATAAGCAAATGGATTATAATAGTCAATACGATACAACAAAATTACAAGATAAGTTTGTAAAAGTTGTGGTTGTTAACAAATCTGATCCATATTTGTTTGATAAGTTCATTGATAAGATTCAAAACTCAGGACCGCATGAGTTAAAAATTGCCGAAACTTTTAATGAGTTTATGGGTGAAAATATTGAAGACGAGTCTATCTCAGTTGAAGATACTACTCAGCTATTAGATTCTTATATTGAAGCAGTTGATACCGAGTTAGATAAAGATAGAATGAAAGGGTTTATGCGTGAGATTTATGTTGAAGCATGTAATGAGGAGATTGTTTAGTGATTTGCTTTAAAACAGTTCGATGGAAGAATTTCTTATCAACGGGCAATGATTTTACTGAAGTGTCATTAAATAGATCACCTACAACTTTGATTGTAGGATCTAATGGCTCTGGTAAATCTACATTGCTAGATGCTTTATCATTTGGTTTATTTGGTAAAGCACATCGTGACATTAGTAAGATGCAACTTATTAACTCTATTAATGGTAAAGCACTATTAGTAGAAGTTGAATTTAGTGTTGGTAATCATGAGTTTAAGATTGTTCGTGGTATTAAGCCAACTAAGTTTGAGATCTGGCAAAATGACAATATGATTAATCAGAGTGCAGCTTCTCGTGATTATCAGAAGTTTCTTGAGCAAAATATTCTTAAATTAAATCATAAGTCATTTCATCAGATTGTAGTACTAGGGTCGTCTTCATTCATTCCATTCATGCAGTTACAACCCTATAATCGTAGGCAAGTTATTGAAGATCTATTAGACATTCAGATCTTTGGTAAGATGAACGTTATCATTAAAGAAAAGTTAGCTAGACTTAAAGAAACTATTACTGAAACTGCTCATGCTATAGATATTACAAAAGAAAAGTTAGTAATGCAAAAGAAGTATATTAAAGACATTACTGAGATTAATGATGCTCAATTAAAGCAAAAACAAGATCAAATAGTATCACTACAAGTAGAGATCCAAGAGCTTCAAGGTGGTAACACAAATTTTACTAACTTGGTTACAACTAATAATGTTGGCCTTGAAGATAAGATCTCTAAGGTGAATAGTAGACGTAATGCCATGCTTAAGTTTGGCGCTCAGTTTAATCAAAGAATTGGTCAGGTAGTAAAGAATGCTAAGTTTTATAATGATAACCATAATTGCCCTACATGTACTCAAGTCATCTCTGATGCTATTAGGCAAGCTAAGTTACTAGAAGCTCAAGATACTGCTAAAGAACTTCAAGACGCTATTGTTCTTAATGAAAAAGAATCGTCAACATTAGAAGAACAGCTCAATGAATTAACAAATGTAGCTAAGCGTGTACAAGAGTGGAATACTCAAATACACTCAAACAATATTACTATCTCTAGACTACAAACACAGATTAATAATATTGAGACTGAAATGACTACAATCACTGGTAATACTGGTGATTTGTCAAAAGCTAATGCTTTACATCAATCTTTGACTGAAGAAAAAGATTCATTAATTGAAAGGCGTCTCAAATTATTAGAAGATCGTACGTATAGTGAAGCAGCATATGAAATGCTCAAAGATACTGGCATTAAGACTAAGATCATTAAAGAATACTTGCCAGTTATGAATACACTTATTAATAAGTACCTTAACGTATTAGACTTCTTTGTATCATTTCAATTAGATGAAAACTTTAATGAGACTATCCGTTCTAGATATCGTGATGACTTTAATTATGCTTCATTTTCTGAAGGTGAAAAACAACGTATCGATTTAAGTTTATTGTTTGCATGGCGACAAATAGCAAGAATGAAGAACTCATCATCTACAAACCTATTAGTCCTTGATGAAACGTTTGACTCAAGCCTAGACCAAGATGGTGTAGAGAACTTAATGAAAATCTTAGGCACTCTTGAAAATGATACAAATGTCTTTGTTATCTCACATAAAGGTGACTTACTTGATGGCAAATTTAGGTCTAAAATTGAGTTTACTAAAGATCGTAACTTCTCCAGTATAGTAAAAGCTAAAAATTGATAAATATTGTTATTATTTTGACAATAATGTAAACTGTATCATTTTAGACACGGTTCTAAAAATAATCCTGTACAAGCCATAAAAAGTAGTATATAATGGTATCTGTAACTTGGAGATATAAATGAACTTAACATCAAAGTCTATTTTAGCAAAGCTGTTAGCAAAGGAAAATATTACCGTTCAACACGGCAATTTTCCTACAGCTTTCTTTAATGTTCAAGATCGTGTTCTTGGTCTTCCATTGTTTAAGGAAATGAATAAGGACGTTTACGATCTTATGATTGGTCATGAAGTAGGTCATGCTATAGAGACTCCCGCAGATGGGTGGCATAATTCTGAAGCTGACATACCAGGTTGCCCTAGAGCTTTCATTAATGTCATTGAAGATATTCGTATTGAAAAACTAATTCAACGCCGTTATCCTGGGCTATTAGGATCCTTTAAGCGTGGTTACAATCAACTTAAAGAAATGGACTTCTTTGAACTAGGCAATCAAGACGTAAATGCATTAAGCTTTATGAATCGAGTCAATCTTAAGTCTAAACTGCGCGATTTAGTTGATATAACATTTAGTGAAGAAGAAAAGCCGTATTTTGATATGGCTATGTCAGTAGAAACTTGGAACGACGTTATTAAAACCTGTCAAAGTATTTACGAAT